GGGAACTTTCCATGATGCAGACTTATACACTTCGCCAGTCTTTTTATCAACGAAGCAGTGAACAGAGCGACCACCGCCACCGTCAATCATAATGACTTTGTGATACTTTTTACCAGACTCAACGGTATAATCAATATCACACTTACCAGACTTGAGTTCATCAATCTTGCGTTGATGATACTGTGACTGAACAGAATCAGTGTTGTCGTAAGTATAGTTAAAGTTCTCAACCGCTCGCTGATGTCCACGAATCGAATACTGACGATAATTATCTTTCAGTGCTTCAATCAGCAGATAGGTATTCTTGAGAACCGAATCTGCGATAGTTTGTTGTGCTTGGAGTTGCATGGTAGTGTTGCTCATACTATTGGGACACTTTAGAGGATCCAAGTTACTATCACCAGTTCTTTGCCAGGTTAAAGTTAGCACAACTGAATTGTTGACGATTGACAATCTTGTAGGTGCCAAACTTGTTACTCATGACATAACCTTCGTGGTCAGATTCTTTACCATCAATCTCACAAGAGATGCTAGAGTCGGTTACAATGAAGCAGGTCAAATCCATCTTGATAGATTGCACCAGATTCCACAAACGAATCAGGTTGACATCACACTCACATTCGCTTGCAATGTCATACTCTGCGACATAATCAATAGATTCACCCTCGCGGATGTAACGATTGAGAACCTGAGTAATCTTTTCTGCTTGTTTTTTATTCACAAACTCGCAAAGTGTGCTCATTTGTTTTGCAAACTTGCACACATCTTCGATGTCATCACGATAGGGGCAGATGTCAACAGCAGGACGCACAAACTTACAGTGCTTCGTGCTAATCAACTCACCTTCCATTGGATGTGCTTGCATCTCAGGAAGATAGTCCCCAGTGTAATAAGTATGGGGTGCAATGATGATGTCTTGACGAATCGGTTGAGCGAACTTGTAAGTGATAGTATTCGGACGGAAAGTATCAGCACCAGATCCAAAACCAATCCAGTCACCTTGATAGACACCTTCCGTCTTAGGCAGAAAGTCTAAACAATAGATGAGGATTTGTGATACTTTAGGTTGATGCCCGAAATGAGTAAAGATGTCATCTTGATTGTAACACAGGCGAATCTTTTTCTTGTTGAAAGCTGCCTTGGTGCATACAAAGAACTGACCATTCTGTGGATTAGTTCCCCACACAATCGCAGGAGCGCCATCAATTTTGATGCTAATCTTGCTCTCAGATTCATACATCCAATCCAACACAGACAGGTCGCCCGTGAGGATACAATCTTCAGGATGTTCCAGGTGTTTGTTCTGCATACTATAGGGACACTTAGAGGATCCATGTTACTATCAATAAAAAAGCACCTGCTAAATTACAGGTGCTCATGATTTAATCACTGAACTGCTACACGATTAGCAACCAGTTGTTGATACTTTTCAGTAACATAATCAACTGCTTGCTTTACATATGGGGCAACAGTTTCAGACAATTTGCTCACATCTTCACGAAGTTTATTCACTTCATACTGATGGATTTGCCAGCGAACTTTAATGTCTTGGAAGTATTGCTGACGAGTGATAAGAACCTCAGGAACTTTCACTTCAACAACAACATTTTCAGTTTGCTTGCGAGTGCGCGGCATAGAAATCTTGTAACCTACACTATAGGGACACTTTAGAGGATCCAAGTAAGAATCACACAGGAAGACGACCCACACTCTTACCCTTACGATGTTTGTCTATAAAGTTTCGTGCAGATTGTGCAGTCCTACACACCTTCAACTGTTGACCGTTATGTATAATCATTAGTTGATTGCCAAAAGGTACAGCAGCATACTCACAATTCTTTCCAACAACAAACCCAATCGGTCCTGGGTTAGCATCAAGAATGTTAGAACAGGTTGGTTCACTCATACTAAAAACCTCTTTTCATACTCTAATAGGTCAGATGGTGCAGGAATGATGTTATCATCATACTCTACAGCAGTTTTCCAACTCACACCAGATTTACGATACAATTTGATACCAAGATGCTGATACTTGAGATTGGTTGGTATAAAGACCTTGTAATCAATACCATTATTCTCTGTAAGCAAGCTGAGTTGCTTGTTTTCACTCTTGGTCACAGTGATTGTAGAACAAGACAACCAGAATAGATTCTCAAACACATCATAATCGGACAGATACCTTTCTGGGTTGTCCATAATCATTCGACCAATGAATTGAGGTGACAAACAGTGGTCAAATGTACGCTCTTTGGGATTATGCAATGCCTCATGACTTATCAGACCAAGATGATTGACTTGGGCACAATCAAACACACCAATGTAATAAATGCGTGTGATGGGACGAAAGAAATCAGGTTCTCCCCAATTCTCTACATTTGCTCGCAGAGAGTTAAATGTAGTCTTGCAGTAAGCTCTCCAGTTCTTTGATACTCTCATCGCCGCACCACACTTACAGCAGGTTCACCTTTTTGGAAGATAGTATCAACAACTGCCTGCACAGAGCGAGCAGTGCTGATGCCAACCTTATCATACACAGGCACACAAACCAGACCAAACTTCTTGGATTCATCACCCAAACGGATGACACGCCCAATAGTCTGAGAGATGCCAATGTAGTCCATGTTCCGCATAAACAGCACTGCTTCCAATCCTGACACATTGATGCCCTCAGATAGAATGCTATGATGAATCACAACAAACTTCTTGGATGAGTCCTTGCCCCAAGCATTGAGGGTATCAAAGAATACCTCACGGTCAACCTTCTTACCATCAATAACAGCTCCAGTCTTGGATGTAATCATCATCCAAGAATATCCACGAAGTTGCAGTTGCAAACAGAAATCAGATTCTGATACCAAACCAATGATTTGTTTGGTGGTGCGAGCACAAATCAAAATCTTTTTGATGCTCTGGTCATCAATGGTTTCCAACAAATGCTCAGCGTCACGCTCAAAAATGACTTGACGATCTTGCACCATGGGAAGTTGTTTGACCACAACTTTCGGAGGGAGAATATAACCTTGCTCCACCAGTTCGGGTGCAGGAACCTGACAAATCACCTGACCATAGACTTCAGGTAGATTCATACCTGGTTTAGATACAGTCAGAGAATGTTTGGGTGTTGCAGTAAAGAAGTATGCACGACCAGCATTAGCACTAAAGTGCTCAGTTGCGGGGAAGAAGTTACGCTTGACGCTATTATGTGCTTCATCAAAGTAAATCGTATCCACATCAATCTCAGCATCAACCAGACGCTCCAGAGAATTGTAAGTGGTAAAAATCAATTTATGTTGAGACCGATTGGTATAATGCCAAAAACAAATCTTAGCGGGACAAGTGTAGGACTCATGATGAGTTTCACCACTGTGAACGTGAAGAACTTCTACATTAGTGATATGCTCAAGAAACTCACTAGAAAGTTGCTCAGCAAGTAAAATACGTGGAGCAACAACTACAACAGTCTGAGGAGTTTCTAACTGAAACTGACGCAGACAATCTACAATCATCTTCAGTGTTTTACCACCACCAGTAGGCACAATCACCTGACCTTTCTTGTGCCTTTGCATAGCAGCAACAGCACGATGTTGATGAGGACGAAGAGTAATCACTTAGCAATCAGTTTATGAAGATCAATTATAGCAGAAGTCATCGCAGAACGCGAGTATCCTGTAGCAAAAGGATAGGTTTTCTCATAATTTGTACTCTCGGATGAATCAACATTGTGACACACACTTACTGCACTCTCTAAGTCACGAATTAGACGTTTTAGAGTGTCAACACTCACATTCACTGTTTCCATAATGCTGTAGGCGATTCTAGAAGGGTCTGGTGCTCTATCTACTACTAGGGCACTTTAGAGGATCCAAGTAAGAATCAACGGGAAGTGTAACGATGTTGGAGATCTTTCTCAGTCTTTACTTTCTTACCCTTTGCTTTTTCTGATGCAATTACAAGGTCACGAAGCTTTGCTTCACCTTGTCTAGTTACTTTGAGTCGCTCCTGTCTACTTAAACCTGATGCTTTTGCTGGTTTGTAGTTAGGAGAAACTTCAGTCTTTTTCTTCTTAGATAATAGTTTTGTTGCAGTCTTTTCTGCTTCTTTTGCTTTTGGAGCGGCAGTAGATTGTGCAGCAGCGCCTCCTTTCCTTGCCGCAATTCTTGCCTGTGCTGCTTTTCTTCTTTCTTCTTTTGCTGCTGCTAACTGTCTTTCTCTTGCAGATCCACGCTCTTGTTCTGGTTGCTGTGTTCTTGTTGCAGAATCACGCTGTTGTCCAATATCTTTGCGTGGTTTGTATGGTTTTGCAGGTGCAGTTTGACCTCCACCGATTGCTCTTACCCTACGTCTTTCAGGAGCAGTCTTTTTGCGCTCTCTACCTATTCTTTCCCCAGGAGCAGCAGGACCAGTTATTTGGGAACGACCATGCACTTCTGGGTCATAAGCTGCTTCGCAAAGAGACATAAACTCCTGAAATGTTTTCATCTGTATCTAAACACTCTTTTCAGTATTTAGAAGTCTTCTGCCTTTGGTTTATATGAACCTTTATAGACACGACCTTCAGCATACAGTTGTCGAACACGTTCACGTCGAGTTGCAATCAACAAATCATATTGCTCTTGTTGTTCTCGATTCAAATGAAAGTCTTGCTGACGCCAAATGTCTTTGAGTTCTTTAAGATGCGGAAGCACGTTTGCAATAGTTTCAGTCATTTAATTTGATGTCAATTTTCGGGGATAATAGAACGAATTTTATCAATGATTACACCACATTCATCAGCATAATCTTCATCAGCAAGATAACCTTCTTGCTCAACAGCATCAATAATAATTTCCCACTCTTTTTCAGTAAAGAAATCACGATTCATAATAGTTTGCGAGTTCAAGATAATTGTAACCAATCAACTTGCGACCTTCATGAGTGCTAGTGTCAACTGTAACACCTTCACTCTCTAGTTTGTCTGCACGTCGCGCAGCTGCATCATTGAGTTTAAGAATCCAATAGTTTTGTTCAGTTTTTGCCATAATCAAAAGTCCCAGTTACTGTTCAGAAATGCTTGAAAGGTTTTGTCATCATTTACTTCATCGAAGAGACCTTCATTCATCTCCTCAACAAAGTCAAACGAAGAAAACTCTTCAATTTGAGTGTCGTCGAACCAGTCCATGTTAAGAGAGTTGCTTACACTATAGAGACACTTTAGAGGATCCAAGTTTCATTTAACAAGAATCTTTATATCCTTTGCTCCTTGAGTTTTAACTACTTTAGCCCAAAACTCAGCATCATCAATCGTAAGCAAAGTTGCGATTTGTTGTGAGAATCCTTTCTTCTTTGGTTTGAGATACATGACTTGATACATCTTGCTCAATGATGATAATAGGTTGATCGTTCCAGTGTCTTATGACCCCTGCAACAATAAAAGCGTTAGTAATAAGATAAGTGAAGAATATAAAAGTCCGTATAGCAGCAATGTTATCCGATTCTTTGTCACATTTAGATGCCTTTTCTCCTAATGCCTTTGCCCACCACCTCCAGAGTGTCTTTTTCTTCTTCATACATTGATTCTCTTGATTTAACATACTGCAACTCACTCCAATGTTCTTTATAACAAATCACAAGCAATCGGTCATTTCTGTGCAAAGAACAACATTGATAGTTTGTATCATCTTTAGGGCGAACTAATTTCTCAATCGTAATATATTCCTTTCCCTTAAAATATACCCAACCCTCAACACCTTTCTTCCACTTCACATAGTCATTGACTTGTGGTTCGTAACTCATGCAAATGCTGCCTCCAAAGGTGTTTGTTTAAGTGGCATCGCTGTGTATTCACGAGTATTCTTAAACTCCACAACGTTACCTATGGTAGAACTATTTACTGGAGCATAAAATTGACATTTCTTAAAGTCATAAAATCCCCAGATACAACGAACTGGTTTTCCTAGATTATAGTCAAATTGATGGTCATAACACAACCAAATTGAGAATACGTTACGTTTAAATTCCTCAACCGCATAATGCATACCTTTCGGTGCCTTATGCGTAAATTGAGGAATTAATTTAATGGAGAGATTCATTATCAGGTCGTAAAGGATTCAACAACTTGAGAATCTACATCTTCAGCAAGTTCAAACACACGAGCATTGATAATGTTCTCTTTCAAATCGGTATAGTATTGCTCATAAAATCCACCACTGTCTTCGGCAGAAATTAAGTCAAAACACTCATTATCGTCATCAGCGACAACATTCCAGAGTCCACCGTATTCTGAACTCGGAAAGGGAACATAGTGGTCAACGATGTAAAGATACTTTGCCATTGTCTGTTGTAAATTACTCCTGTAGTTTAACTGATTGTGTGTTGGTTGTCAATTAGGAACTTTTATGTGAACTCTGCAATGTAATAATCTACTGTGACTTCAAGCTTTGCTGCTTCACGTTCACATTCTTCAATGAAATCTTCAAATAGTTTATCAACTTGAATGTCTCTTTGCTCTTTGTTATATTCAATCATTTGGATTTTTCCTGAGTTGTTGTTCTTCGCGTGGATACATTACCCTAAAGTAATATACCATAAGTGATGATACAAATGCAACAAGTGCAGTGTAGATTGCTATGCCAAGTGCAATGCTCATTTTTGCCGTTGAATTTCTTGCTGATGATAATATGCTTCAAACATTGCATCATCACGCTGGATTAGAAAGACATTCCAACCAAGAATGACTGCAAATCCAATCAATCCAGCGATAATATGCTTCTTGCTCATTTAGTTGATACTCCAGTGTTTTTAAAGATAAGATTGGCAAGAGAGATGATAGCAAAGTTTTGCCAGAAGGTTAAAGATACATTGAACCAAGACAGAATAAGACCAAGCAACCATGCTTCAAAGAATAGACTTGCTGTTACAATAACAACAGCAATAAAAAGAACACCTACAGCAGTAGAAGATTTCATAGGTCAAACAGCAAGAGCAGCAGATGGGATTTCAACGATTTTAGGAAGTTCATTTCCAAGTGGATTCATTTCATAGCAAATCCA